ATCGTGTTATGATCGGCCTTTTCCAAATATATGCACATTTTGGTGCGTAGCAATTAGGACCGTAGCTACTCAGGGTGATACCCAAGTCTACAACTCTAACCTTCAGCACCGGCCCCCTATAAGTCAATATTTTGATATATTAACTTAACCAGGGCAGTGGGTGTCTTGGTCACCCTCCTTTTGGGAGGAACCTTGATATACCACGGGGAGGAATTCTCTGTTTACCCTCGTTCTATATTTATAGTTTATATTATATAATCTATTTATTTTAGAAGCGTGGGAGGCAAATCTTTTTGATAACTGCGGAGAGATAGCTAAATCTTCGGATAGATCTATTGTCTCTGTGACTGACGCAATGTTGGTCAAGTCAGATAACTTATCATAAAGTTTTTCCGCGGTCATACTATTCCATACCGAATTGTTTAATGCTGCAAGATCGGCAAGGTACCTTAGGGTACTTTGGTCGGTCGGGTCATATCGCTTTAAAAGGCGATGTAACCTTTCAGACTCTAATAGCTTAGCGCGTTCCAGCGCATAGGCCTTACCAATTATTGATTCATCAAATAATTGAGTGAGTTCAGTATTCTGCACTTCTGTAATAGGGATATGTATCCGATCGTAAACCGTGATACTTCCTAGGACAGCCTTACTCAAGCTCACGGGCAAGCTCGTTATCTTATTAACATAACGAAGCCCGCGGTCAGCTACTACTTTAGTAATAGCATTGACTCAAGCTCAAGTTCGGACAGACTGAGGCCCATCTTTTAGTTTTACTATCCAATTTAGAGGGATTTCTCCCTTAATCGACTTAGTAAAAGTACTTAGATAGCCTCCAGGCATTTGCAACGACTCTTCCATTTTTCAAAGAAACTTGGCGTTTATAGACCCTTTTGGGTACAAACCGTGCGGTAGTTTCGCGATCATAGAAGATATGGTGGACCAAGAAAGCGGTTCGCCCTTACCTAAAAGATCAATAAACAGCATTGGTAGAGCCGTAGGCTCGCATAACGCCATCCAAAGATTCTTAGGACCAAGGGGAGTGTATTCTGATGTAGGTGAAACTAAACGTTTCGCAAACTCGAACACTCCTCCCTCTGATATCAAGGACTTGCTCATGTTAATTCCAACACCCAGATCATTCATTATTACTAGATAACAATTGGCAACAGCCGGATTGGCTATTACAATATCATCACCTAATAATGCATAATGTGGAAATCATCCTACTATCCCAGCGCGCCTTGCGGCAAGCTGAACGATAAAATGATGTGTTAGAGCTAACATAGCTCACGAAGAATAAGCACCCATGGGCTGGCCTACTGCATAACGAAGAGGCGTTCCGTTATGGAACCAATCACGTTGTACCAGTATATACTTCCAAGCTTCAGCATATTCACTCCCGAGTCATTGGGAGAGTATTTGCACCTGTAAGTTCACCGGCAACCTGTCGGTGGCGGCAGACAAATCGAAAGAATATGTCTTGACTGACCCACGAAGTAGCTCGTTTAAGAGCAGTAAAGGTTTACCTTGATTAAAGGTCCCATCTTGTGGTATTTGTTTTAATATCGCGAAAATCGCTTTATGTAACGGATACAACACAAGCTGAGTCCAGTAGTCAGTAATGGCAAAAACCCTTACTTTCCCCGCGGCTTCTTGTTTCTCTGAAAGTTTCCCGAGAATTGGACTAAATCGTCCTTTTCCAAAGATAGTTCCATTCAAAGACTCCATAGCACCTAACTTTGACTGAGTCGCCGTTAAGTGTTCTAGCAAATCTGGACCTCCAGGCGTAAGGTTACATATTGTTCGGAATCTTTCGAACAGCGCAGGGTGATTTGCCCACGCCATGGCATCAATAAAAGATGATAACCATGATACATATCCATTAGGCCCTTTCTTGGTGATAATAAGTAACTTAATATCGCCAATCGGAACAGTTCAGTGCGCGAAGCGCTCTTTCCATAGCAAACTCACTTCACCAGTTGGTAAAGTATCGTTTAAACCCGAGAAATTATCTGTAATAGTTGATAACTTCAGCTTACCAGGAATTACTAGCAATCGATACACTGACAATACGGTCAATACAACACGTATAACTGAGGAATTACCCTTCAGCATTTCCTTCCGCAAGGAAGAAGGAATGATACGTGGCAAACCGGATTGTGCCGTCCCAACCAAAACACTCTTATCGGGTGATTTGGCAGGTGCACGGACCAACGCTGTCATAGTTAGTCGCAAACACTCCTTGAGGTACTGCGTTAAAAACGTAAGACCGTTACGGTCGGCCAGTGCGTTCAATTCGCGAACGAATTGAAACAGGTCTTTCGACCAAGGGGTACATCTAAACGCCCAGATGACAAGTCGGGTATACCTCCAAATATCTCGTTTAAAAACGAATAATGGGAGTTCTGCCTGACCTATCTTATTTCTGAGATCGGACAATGTGGAAACTAAAAGTGTTTTCGCTTTGTTCATGTTTAGGTTTAAGTGGCCTACCACGATATCGGGCTACTAACTAGCAGGGTATCTCCCCTTGTACATATATACCAAAGTATATAGGGAGCCTTTGCACCGTTTGTTAGCACCGTTCTAGGAAAATCTGCGTTTACTCTGTATCCGCTCGATCGGCAATCAACTTGGATTAGCTGACCCCGTCTTCTGTTTTCGCTCGAGACCGTAATGATTGTATTATTACTAATACTCAGATAACCGATTCCTCGGTTTCTCTTACATCACAGCGTCCACGATAGACAGGTTTTCCCTGGTATCCATCTTAAGAATCGATAAGTCTTTCCGAGGTTATCTCGATAAGAGGGGGTCTTGTCTCCAGCCAGGAGGCCAGATCCAAATGGGCCGGTCCCGTTAGGGTACCCGCTGTTCCTCTAATCCCGTTACTCGGTTAGACGTATGTATCTGTCAGTGTCACCTAAGACGCAGGCAAACGTTACCTACGAATTATCTTTAACCTAAGATCTAGAAATGTCATTGGGCCGAGTTGCCATTAAAGGCAAGCATGAAAGTGCTACTCGGAGATTCCTTTGACCCCGGTACGTTACCGGTATTAGCTTCTCCACGGTAGGTCATTAATCTACCGCTGGACCTGATCGGACTTTCATCCAGAATAGTCAAGGATTGGTGCTGAAGCGCAATACTCACCCGCATCGGATCTGTTCATAAACTTTTGACTTTCAGTTCATAAATCGACCTTCTGTTGGCTTTTTCAGTATACGTAAATAGAACCCCACTTCCTCATCAGAGGTGGAGCAGAGTCATA